TAAATCAGCTTTATATACAAAGACTTTATCTCCATCATTATCTGCATCTGCTGCTTCCATATATGATTTAGGAACAATAGCTGTATTTGAATGTCCATCAACAAAAAACTTAACTTGTCCAGCAAAACTTGATACAGCTCCTGAAGCGGGAACACGAACAACAACATTTCTAAATAATTCTGGTTTTTCTTTTAATAATTCTTCAGCTCTTCCTTTAGCACTTTCATCAGATTCCCCTGGTCTTTTTTGTATAAATAACGACCATGGAACACCAATTTCCATTGGCTCTAAACCATTTTCTTTATAACCTTTAAGTTTATCTGTAAAATCTGGAAGCATATGTGCATACATACCAGACATATTAGTTCTTATACCCTGTTTTGTTAACCTACTTGATATAAATTGCTCAACCATAGGTTTTAAATTTGGATGATCAAAAGAATCTAATAATACACTAACTTGTTTACTTGTTTTAATTGTTGTTGCAAATTCGCCTAAATCTTTTCCTTTATATCTATTTATAACATTATTAGTCATGGCTTCATTAAACATCTCTTCAGACATTTCATGTTTATTTAATATATCTTGCCACTCTTGTTTAGTTATTAAATTATCAGCAAATTTGTTAGCAGATTCATTTATAGAACCTAAATTAGCTACTTGAGATTGAGAATAATTATAATTTCCAATTCTATAAGTAGTTTCAAAAGTTCCACTATTTAATCGTTTCATTTCAGAAAGAATTTCAATAATTTCTGACTTTGTATTTTCTTCTGAATCTTTAGTTAATTCATTTAATAATCTATTAACTTTTTCTAACTTACTAAATGTTTGATTTTGTTTTAATGAATCATCTAATACAGATACTAATGCATTTTCAAAATTTTCAATTTCTTCAATTGATACATCATGATTTAATAAAATTTTAGCTAATTGTGTAGACATTATTACATTTTGATTAGCTAATGGAACTTTTGATAAATCTTTGTTAAGATTAAATGCTACTCTGTAATTTTTAAATTCTTTGAGAGTATTTCTATTTTTTTGTTTTGCTGGATCTGCAAGAAATTCATTAATTGGAATTTTATCATATTGAGACAAATCTCCTTTAACTACATCTGCGTCAATTATTTTAACATACGCATTATCACCTAAAGCTTTTTCTAATTCCAAAATTGCATTTCCAATTGCATTATAACCTTCAGTTAGATTATTAGAATCAGTAAATTGAGTTAATGAATTATCATCTATTTCACCAGTAACATTTAAAGTTGACATTTTATAAAAATCAAGACCACCATCATTACTAATTTGATAAAGCATATCTTTCATATTTACACCAACTACATCAGTACTACCACTTTGTTTTGAAATATGGTTTGCTAAATGTGAACCGTTAAATGAAAAAGAATCAGACATAATTCTTCCATCTGCTCCTGAAGTATCTAAAACAAATACATGAACTGGTTTATCTATTTGAATAAGCTTACCGCCTGAATTTAAACCAGCCATACGTTTCATTACATCAGCAACAGATTTTCTATCTATAGCTGGACCGGCATAAATATCAGTTAAATAAGACCTATTTAATGATTCAGTGTAAATATAATTTGTTATTAAGTCATTTACTTTATCCTTATTTATTTTACCATCAACTATTACAGAAGGATTTTGTTGAGCAAGAGCTTCTAATGTTCCAGAGGTTTCTAATAATTTATATAGATTATCTACTCTTTTTTGCACTCGAGTTTGTGACAAGTCTATATATACTTCAACTTTACCATCAAATATAACAGCTTGATTTAAAGAAAGTTTATTAAATTGATTTACTAAAGATTTTGGCGAAACACCTTTATCTCTTATTTTTCTATTTAACAAAGCTTCATCTAATTTTGCTCTTATTTTATATTCGTTAATTAATTGTTCTTGACTATACTTAGGTACTTTAAAATATGTTAAATGTCCTCTATCTCCAGTAACACCTATTGATTGTGCGTATGATTTTTGATTAGATTTATTTTGAGAATAATAAAAAAAGTTATTTAAAACAATATCATTTATTGTAGCATTATTGTGTTCTATAGCCCCACTAAAACCAGTGTTTTCAAATGCGTCATGTATAAACCATTCTGGAATTTCTTTTGACTTAGCCCACTCTTTTAAAACTGGATTAGCTTTATATAATGTAGAGTTTAATAATTCATTTCTAAATTTATTATCATAAGCAAACATTTTACCAAATTGATTAACCCAATAACCTAATTTAGTTGCAGTTACATTATTTCCAGCTTGATTAACAAAATTTGATGAAATTGAATCTCCCTTTTTAGCAATTGCTAAATTTCTTAAAACACCTGAAAATTCTTTTTTATCAAATTTGTTTTGTGTTTTTATATCATTTAATAATTTACTAAAAGAACCAGGAGTAAATGTTCCATCTCTTTTTGAACTTGCTGCAAATAAATATGATAACCTTTGAACTTTTTTCTCTACAGTTGGAGCAGTTTTAATTTGTTTATTTAAAAATTGTTTAAATTCTTCATTAGTAAAATTATCTCCAACTAATTCTTCAACAAACATTTTAGCATTTTGAAAAAATGCATTATTTACATCTTGATCAACAACAAATCTTTTAATTGCAAATCCTTTTTTAATGTCTTTTAATTGACTACTTAATAATCTTAATTGATTTAGGTTAGCATTTTTATAATTTACAGCATATCTATTAAATAAATCATCTACAGTTCTATCTTTATTTACTCTTTTCCATAAAACTTGTGTAACTTTTTGACCATCAACTACATTATGTGTTTTAATTAAAGACCTATATTCTATTGTAGTTAATGAAGCTAATTCAGAAAGAATACCATTTTTTGCATCAGTAGGAAAAGCATTTAAAATTAGATTAATCTTTTTAGCTATATCATTTCCTTTAGTTTCATCTTCTTGAAGATTTTTTTCAAAAGACTTTATATCAATAGATTTATCAGCTATTCTTGCAATATTTTGATAAACTTCATTTGAATCATATAAATAACCATCATTATCAACAATTGCAGTTACAATAGCTCTAACTGATTCTGAAATATCTTTATTACCTTTTAATTCAGTCTTTACTAATTCTTCAAGATCTGTTATTGTTGGTAATGATTTTTTAGATAATTGATTAGTAGTAGTTTCAATTAATTTCCATAATTGATTATTCTCAACTTTTAATGCATAATACAATTTTTGAGCTCTAATCTCTTTATCTGTTTCTTCTTTAATTTGAGTAACTGTTTGAGAAGATAATGTTTCATTTATAGAATTAGGTCTTGTTATAAAAGAATCTGTAATAACCTGAAGTCCAAGATTATTATAAACTAAATATTTTAAATTATTTTTAGTCGTAGGGTCTAAATATTCTTCTGGATTTAATCTATAATTTAATCTCGCTAAAGAAATAGCAGTTTGAACCTCTTGTACTGTTTGCATATGTAATGCTGAACGCTGTTCTTTAAATTCACTAAACAAACCTAAATCAGCATTATAAGGAGCTTTTTCATAAGCTAACATATCAGCAAGCATTTCAACTGATTGTTTTCCTTTTTTAAGTCCTATTGCTCTTTTAGCAACATTCCAAAACCTTTTTAACCAAGAAACAAATTTTTGTAAATTAGTTCCCTCTAATTTAGTTTTTAATTTTTCTAATGAATTATCAGCTATAGCTTCCATTAAAGCTTCTTCAGCTTGTTCTGCTACACTTTTATCAGAATATAATACTTGAGCATTTTTAAAGTAATCTGTGCCTTTAATAAACTGCATACCAGCTTTAATTAAAGGATGATTATCTCCTAATATTTCTTTTATAATATGAGCTCCTTCATGTAATAATGTATTTTGAAAAGCTTCATCAGTATTGATTGTAACACCTAATTCATTTATATAAGCTACAGTAACTGGACCATTTTTCCACAACGCATTATTAAGTTGTTGAACTGGTATATTTGGAAATAATTTTTGAAAATGATTTAATATTTTAGCATATAACTCAGGATTGTTTTTTATTTTATTTGCTTCAAGTTTTTCTTTTTGTACATCTCTTTCTAAATCAGTCCTTTGTTCTTTTTTGTTTTCTGTTTGATTGTCTAATTTAGCTTTATCCTCTTTAGACATAGGAACATAACCAAATGGCATATCATCTTGATCTATATCTTCATCTGTAAATTCAGTTTCTTTTTTTTCTTTTTGAATTTCTTTTAATCTTTTACGCAATCCATCTCTTTCTTTGCCCGTTAATCCTACTTTTTTTAATTTATTTGTTATAGAATTTTCTTCATTTAAAAGTTTATTATATTCTACATCTTTTTTAGATTTTTCTCTTTCTTGTAAAGAAGTTTCTTCTTTAGTGTCTGTAGGTGCTTTATCTTCAGTTTTTGTAGAATCTACTTTTTCAGTAGTTTTAGATTCTACTTTAGAATCAGTTTTACTTTGTGAAGACTTTTCTAATACAGGTAGTTTTATTTTTATTTTAACTTTACCTGGACCTCCTTTAATGGTAGATGTTTCAATTCCTGGATATATCTCTTGAAGCTCATTAATAATATTATCAGCTTCAGATTTACTAACTACAACATCTTTGTAGTCTATAGACTCCCCAGTTATACCTTCTTTTGTAGCTTGATTTAACGCTACCTCATTAGTTACTATATTACCATTTTCATCAACAACTTCTTTATATCCTTTTTGTTTAGCTTTATTCCAAACTCTTAAACCATCTTTAGAAACACTTTTAGTTTCTAACCATTGATGTCTTTTAGGTAATTGTTTTTGAGCATTTTCTATCATTTTACCAAACCCTTTACCATCTACAACTTGCATTTTAGAGGTAAATTTATTTGTTGGTTTGCCATCTTCATAAACTCTATAAAACCCTACATAATTTTGGTTTGTACCTGTACTACTAATAACTATATCTACATCACCATTTTCATTTACATAAACACCTGTAGTTACATTTCCATCATTAATTATATTATCTAATTTAGGTTTTCCTGGTATTCCAGGAGCTTCTTGAGTATCTTCAAAAAGTTTTTTATCTCTTTTAGCAATTCTTTCAGCTTTAGATTCTTCCTTTACTTTTTTATCTTTTTTCTCTAATTTTTGAACCGCTTCTTCTATTTCTTCTTTAGAAGATTTTTTTATTGCATCTGCTATTTTATTAACTTCTTTATCCTCTCTAATTTCTTTAGCTCTACTTTCAATTTCTTCTTGATTATCTCTATAAAATTTACCATCTATTTCTTCATTTTCAAAAACTGGTGTAGTACCTTCTTTTCTTTCAGAAGCAGCAACAGCTGCTTTTTCAATTTTTAAAGATTTTTCTAATTGTTTTAATTTTAAATTAGCATCAGTAGAAGTTATATCTCCCGCTTTAGGTGGTCCAACTATAGAAACAATTTTTTTTTGATCTTCAATTTCTTGTTCTAATTCTTTAACTCTATTTTCTTGTTTTGGAGTTTTTGATTCTTCAGTTTCTTTTGTTTTTGGTTGTACATATTTTAATGAACCCTCTTTACGTTTACTACCAATTTCTTCACCAATAGACCAATTTTTTTCAAGCTCTGTTAAATCAGCTAAAGACATTCCATATTCATTTTCTATTTTATCTGCAAATGCATCACGAACAGTACTATCTTTTTCAGCTGCAGTATTCATTTTATCTCTCTCTGCAATAATTTTTTCAAAATCTGTAATTGCTTTTTTAGTAGCTTTTTTATTATTAGGTAATTCTACATATTCTAATGTAGATTCTTTTTTATTTAATTTTTCAGCATCTAAATTATCTAATTGTTCATTAACAGAAACACCATCATTATCTAATTGTGACTGTTTAATTTTTTCCATTTCAGCTTCAACTGTTTGTCTCCATTTAGTAACAGTCGGGGATTCATTTTTTCTAATTTCTTTAACTAATTGCTCTTCATTAATTTGACCTTTTTGTATTTGTTTAAATAACTTCTGATAATTATTTAATTTAGTTTCAAATTTATTTAAGTCTTTAGTTAATGGCTTTTTATCCTGAATAAGAACTTGCATTTCATTATTCATGGCTTGTGTAAGCATAGTAGCTTTTTGCTCATTAATTCTATAAGCGTTAGCTATTAAGTAATTTGTTTTAGGATCAGTTTTAAATTCTTTACCAAATTTTTCTTGAAACCCTTGTTGTATTTGATTTAATTGAAATAATTGAAAATTAGCAGTACTTGAATCTATATTAAGACCTTTTATAGATTGAGAAAATCTTGTCATATCTTTAATAGCTTGAATTACTTCTGGAGCGTTTTCTACCTTTCCATTAGCACCCATTCTATTAACTTGATTTATAATTCTTTTAATTTTACCAGGTTTGTTATTATCTATTGCGTCTTTAACATATGCAAATGTTGTATTTCCTTCAACCCCTCTAATTGCAGAACCTCCACCACTTACCATACCACCAACAATACCACCCACTAAAGCACCTACCATTGCTTTTTCTAAAGTTTTATCCCAATCTACACCAAATTTTCCTTTACCTTTTGACTTACCTTCTCCAGCAAACCATGTATCATAAGCAAACTTTCCAAAATCTTCAATATATTGTTGAGTAAATTCTTGTGTTGCTTCAATAGTAGCTCCTTTATATGCACCTGCTCCTACACTTTTCATTTTTTGACCAAATGATTTAGCATATTTTGGAGCTAATTTTTTAAAATTTGACATTGTTAATCCAGAGCCACCCTTAGAAAAAGCTTTACCCATAGCTTTAAATTCTCCAGCTAAAGCAGATTTACTCATTCCTCTTAAAGTTTGTCCACTTATAGTAGCACCTAACATTTCTAATGCAGCACCTTCAGATAAAGAAACTATTGAAGCTGTAGGTATTGCAACTCTTGCTGCATCTCCTGGATTTAAACCATTTCTAATTCCTTCTTGATATAAATCTTTTTGCATTTGCACAGTACCAGTTAAAAAACTTCCAAGTCTTTGTGCTCTTTGTACTTTATTAATAGCAGAACCGGCTTTTACCAATGAACCAACACCTTTACTTCCTAAAAATATATCTGCTACAAACCCTAATCCATCTCCAATAGCATATGCTAAATTGCTTGAATTAATTTCAGATGTCATAGGAATTAAAGATCTATCACTTTGCTGAATACTCATAGCTTCACCCATCTCATTTGCTCCTTGAATCCAACTATCCCAAAAACCATCTACTTCTCCACCAGTAATAGCAGCACCAACAATAGCTGGAGCTTGCGCTAAACCACTAACCATTCCAGCAACACCTCTATTCCAAAGTCCAGCAGCCATATCAGTTATAGCCCATCTTTCAAATTCATATGATTCTGCTTCAAATGGATCGTAAAAATCAGGCACTTCTCTTGCGTCAGCTGAGTTCCAATCTCTATATAAATTAGCATAATCATATTCTTGTAAATCTAATCTTCCAACATCAAATCCCATTGAAGTCATTTGTTGTTCCATTTCAGACCTACCTGAAAGAAATTCTCTATCAAGATTTATTTTACCATCAGCATCTATTAAAGCTGGAGTTCTATCTCTAAAATCTTCAGTAAATCCTTGTGCCCCTTGATTTGGATTGCCACCTGATGTTTGTAACGGTTTTTTTACGTATTCTCCCATTATTGATCGTAATTTTCTAAACTATAATTTGTTTGTCCAGCCGGTGTACTTCCAGTATAAAATGTTCCAAGTTGATTATTAACCATTTGATTATATTGATCAAAACCACCCATAGCATTAATATTTTGTTGATTAATTTCATTGTAACCAGCTGTACCCAAAGATTGCCAATTTTCATAAGGCCCTTGACCTTGTACTTTATAACCAGCTTCCATATCTAATGCTTGAGTATATGCTGGATTATCTAATAAACCACCTACAGGTATTAAACCAACAAACTTTTTCTGTGATTCTCCAGTAATAGCATTATCAATATCTCCAACTACCCAACTACCAGCATGACCATTAGACGCTGCTGCTCCAAAAATTGGATTTTCAGCACTTCCTTGTGCGTAAGCTATAGCAAATGTTTCCATATCTCCATTTTCTTGTCTTAATCTTACAAATGAATTTCGACTATTTGGATCTCCTAACATTATTGGAACTGGATTACCTGTTGAATTTAATATTCCACCAGTTAATTGACTTTGTGCTCTACCATCAATATAATTTGTTGTAGCAGTACGCATTGGACCAGAATACATATATTGCATACCATTTGGATTATTTTTATCTTGTGGCATTTTAATAAAGTTTTCTGGAGTTAATTTTGCTATATCATTTAATAACAAACCATCAGTTGAAGTTGCTCCATCTCCACCAGCTAATAATTTTCTATTAACAGCAACAGCATGTGCAGCTAAAGTATTAGTTGCTTTATTACCATATTTAGCCCTATATTGAGAAATTTCTTTTTGTTGTTTTAAATAGTCTCGTTTATAATTCATACTTTCTCTAAACTGACTTGCTTGCATTTTAAGTTTTTCAATATCTAATGGATTACCAGCTCCCCATCTCCAAGCACTTTCAACACCGCCAGCTTGTACTCCCTGTCCATATTCTTCTGATAATTGCATGGCTTGTTCTTTACTTGCACCTTGCATTAATGCAGCATCAAATACATTAGATTGTGTTACATAATTATCTTTACTATATGGATTAGTAGCGTCTTTAACAGATTTTTTAAATAATGCAGGATTTATCGCTACCTTTTTTTCAGAACCATTAAATTGAAAATTAGATAATTGACCAGAATCAAACATTGCCATTTGATCTTCCATATTTGTAGCTACTTTTCTTGTAGTTTTTTCTCCAGTTTTTGGGTCTATAAATTCTTTATCTACCATAACTGATTTCATCCATCTATCTCCTTTAGCTCTATCAGCAAGATACATAGCCATATTTTTTTTATTTTGAACAGCATTTGATAATTCTTCAGATTGCATTACTTCTTGTTGATATACATTCATTTCTTGTAAACCACCACTGTTCATATATTTGTTAATATCACCATCATACTTAGCAATACCAGCAATTACATTTTGTCGAGCTTTACCTTCTACACCCCTAACTCTTTCTTGGTCTTGTTTTAAAACATCTAAATTTTGAATAGCATTTTGGTATTCTAAAAATTTAGCTTCCATTTGCATTCTCTGTTGATTTTCTCTTTCCCTTTTAGCCCTAAGAGCTTCGGTCATTTGAAAATCCATCATTTTGTCAGCACGCCTTTGTTGCCAATTGTTTTTACCCCTTAATGCTGAATATAAACCCCAATCTGCCATAATATAAATTTAAAGTATTATTTTATAAGTTCTGTAAAAATTGTTTAGATAATTCATCATTTAATTCATTAGATTTTTGATTAATATATTTATCTCTTAATTCATTAAATCTAATTAATGATTTTTTAGCTTTATTTAAAAAGCTATTTGACAATCCTTGTGTTGACCCTTGATCAAGTTGTCTTTCAATTTCCATTAATAAATCAGGTATTTGACTATCTCTTCCACCAACAAGGTTTTTAAAATTATCTGAACTTACTAATTTATCAAAATCTTTTTGTTCTGATTTATTAGTCATAATCTGATTTGATGTAGCATTTGCAAAACTTAAACTATTATTACCCCATGTTTTATCTATCTCTATTTTAGATAAATCTTTTACATCTTTTAAAACTTCATCTTTAGATGAACCTGATTTAACTTTATTAATAAAAGGAGTTATATTATAATCTGTAGCTGACTTTGGACTATTAGATTTATATAAGTCATAATTCTCTGGTCCTTCATAAATAAAATCTGGTTGTCTACTTTCTGGAGATTTATCCCATTTTTCATCAAAGATATTCCATTCAACTAATTCTCCATTATCTGTTACAGCTAAATCTCCTTCATATTCACCTAAAGCACGACTAACATTATCTAATCCATAAATATTACTATATTTTGGTATACTTTCATCTATAGTTCCATTAGGAACATAATCTCTTTTGTCATAATCATATATAAGCTTTTCACCTGTAACTGGATCAGTAAGTTCGGTAGTTTCATATCCTTTTTTATTTATTACTTGATTCGATTCTAATTTTCCATCTGCACCACCAGTAGCTTCTTTATTATTTAACCACTCGTATATTTTCTTATTATCTTCTTTAGTTGCTTCTGTACCACTAATACCTGTTTCTATTATCCCTGCATCTGCAGCATCCATTACTTGATCTAAAGAAGGAGTCCAATCTTTAGGAATTTCACCAGCAACAGGTTTATTATCAGTAGCTATAGGATCACCCAAATTATCTGTATCTCCAGTTATAGGTGTTTGTTCAACTATAGTTTCTTCAGTTATAGGTGTTTGTTCAACTATAGTTTCTTCAGTATTATCTACATTAAGATTATCAAGAATACCTTGTCCAGAATTTCTTTTTTTACGAAGATCATTTAAAACATCCCATGATTTTTCTCCAGCATCTACTCTTCTTTGATATTCTGCAATTTCTGTAGCATCTCCACGAGTATTTTCATCAGTTTGAAAATTAACATTATCAGGTACAGTTAGTAATGTTTGTTCTGCAATTGTTGGTGGAGTATAATCTTTAGGATTAGGTAAAACAACTTGATTTCCAGTACCTAAAGTTTGCATTTCATCTAATTCTGATTGATAATCTTCTTTTCGTTTATTTAATTTATCAACATAAACTTGTTTTGTATTTTTTAATGCTTCAGATTTATTAATTTTTTCTTGTTCTGAACTTTCCCATGTAGATTTCATCATTTCATAATAAGGAGAACCTTTTCCATATGCTTTATTAAATTGCATTCTTTCATCCATATTACTTAATGCATCATTAACTAACATAGCTCCAGATTGTTTATTCATAACAGCTTGTTGAAATTCATCTTGAAATTTTTGTCTATTAATGTTTTCATCTGCCATAGCCCCCCTATAAAATTGCCCTCTATTATCTCTTCTAACTCTTTGGTCTGCAGCAGCTATATTAGCATATTGATCATACAATTGTCCTTGCGCTCTTCCTAAGTTACCCAATGCAACACCAGAACTTCCACCAGCTAATCTTCTTACATTTTTTACATCATATCCATAACCTCTTTCTGCTAAATTTCTTGAAAATGCAATTTCTTCATCACTCATACCTAAATCTCTACGAGCTGTCATTTCATCCATAGCAAGATTATACATTTCTCCTGTTTGATATTCTGGAACTTCTTCCATAGCACCCCTTATTCCTATTAAAGCTCTACCAGCATCTCCAATAAAACCACCAATATTTGAGCCAGGTTCTAAATCTGGAGCATATTCTCCTATTTCCTCTATTGGTTGATTTATTTTTCCTAATGATGAATCTATATCTGCTATATCTCTTTGAATATCTTTCATTGTTCTTTCGTTCATAACAACAGTACCATCAGGACCTTTTGCTGCTGTATTCCCTAAATCATTAATAAATTCAGTAGTAGGTACAAAATCTTTTTGATTAGTTTTAGGACTATATCCATAACCACTTCTACTATATCCACCACCTTCACCAATACGTTGTTTTTGATTTGTACCTGTACCAGTTCCATTACCTAATTGATTATTAGTATAATCAGTTTGGTCTGTAGGTACATTATCTTTAGTTACAACATTAGTATTATTTAAACTTTGATTTCTTTCACTAACAGCTTGAAAAGCTGGAAGAAGATTTTCATCAAAAAGATTTAATAAATTTTGTTTTTCTTCTGTAGATGTTCCAATAAGTTCATTTCCTTCTTGGTCAATAGAGTACATATTACCTATTGCACCAGGAGATAATGCATTATCTACAGATGCAAAAAAATCATCAAACACTCCATAAGTTTTTGGAGTTCTCTTTTCTGGAGCTAACGCATCTCTAATTTGACTTATAGCTTCATTTGAAGCTGCAGTTCTTGCTTTTAAATCTTTATCTTTTTGTTCTTTAGCAATTGCTAATCTGTTTATAGTTTGTTCATCAGCACCACTTGCAATAGCTTTTGTTAATGCTGCATCTGCAATTTCAGCTTGATCAATTTGCCACTCTTTAGTATCTTCTAATTGTCTAATATAATAAGGACTCATTATGTTTTTTTGAAAACTATATTGAGCGTCTTTATATTTTTCTTCTCCAGCTTCAGACATATTTAAAGAGTAAGAGTCAGCTAATTTTTTAAATTTATTTATATTATTATACTGTTCTTGATTCCAATTTCCATTTTCCATGTCAACACCTTGAGTATTAGCATAATATTTTGCTTCATTCAATAATGCAGTTGAAATATTTTCATCAGAATATGCATCTGTTAAATTTCTTGTACCAGCTTTATTTGCTAAACTAAATGGTTCTTGTGCACTTGTCCAAGCTTCAGCTACTGCTGAATTTTCTTCAACTCTATTTAATGTTGGTAAATTATTTGTTCTGTCTGGAGATATTATATATTGAATACCACTTAAATTTATTAATTCAGAATTTTTTGGTAAAACAAAAGGTGCTTGATAATATCCAATGTTTTTTGCTCCTTCTTGATTCCATGCATCATATTTAAAATTACCTTCTTTATTAGGTTCTAATGCTGATTCTGGAGCTTTAGTATAATATGTTGACGTACCATCTGGATTTTTTTCTATAAAGGCTTGAGGTTGTACAAATTCAGTTTCAATATTCTCAGAAAGATTATATGAAAAATTATCAAGCTTACTTTGTTTTGCAACAAATTGATCATACGTTTGTTTTTTAGCTTTTATTTTATTCCACTCATCGTCCCATCCCAACATGAAATCATATTTTATATACTTGTCATATTTCTTTTGGTCTGCTTTTGTCCAAGTAGGATTGTTACTTTTTTCTGCCATAATTATAATAAATAACTTGTTGTCATTGATGCTTGATTTTGATATTCTTTTACTCTATCTTCAGCATCATTAATGTTTGATGTTGCTGTATTAATTAAATTAGCTCCAGAAGAAACTATACCCCCCATTGCTATATTTTTAAGAGCATCTCCAGAACGTTTTTTATTTTCTGCCGAATCATCTGGTGCATTAAAAGTTGCTTGAACTTGACCTGTATTATCAACAGCGTCTGTTCCTATTACTTTTAACCCTTGTTGTTCAGCAGCTGCTTTCCAATTTGCATAATCTGCGTCTGCATTTTTTTTGTCTTTTTTAGACATTTCTTTTTTAGCTTGGTCAAGATTTTTATTTAACATTTGTTTTTGATTAGGATCTAATTTATCTACAAACGTACTTCCCGGTCTTTTGCTATCTAAATCTACACCAGTTCCTTCACCTGTACCACTACCTTTTCTTCCCATTACATCAGGAGAAATAATATCATATTCTTCTCCACCTGGAGTAATGCCTGACGTTTTACCATCATCTTCTTGACCCATATATTCTAAAAATCTATCCATCATATTAGTTTCTTCTGTATCATAAATTTCATCATATGTTCCAGAATTAATTTCATCTAATATATTTTTATCAACTATATTACCAGCTCCATCCATAGCAGTTCCAGTTGTCCATGAAGCAACATCATATGTTGGTATAGCTGAAGCAGCAGCAGTAGTAGTCATATCAGTACCAAGACCAGAAGCTATTTCAGTTCCACTACCCATTCCACTAAAAGCACTTGTTGATGTATCAAGACCTTGAACAGCAGTACCAGCTCCGGCAGGCGCAGAACTTGCACCACTTGTAACAGCAGCCCCTGTAGTTGGAGTAGAAGTTGCACCAGCAGGTGCAGCTGAACCACCACCACCGACACTACCACCTGCAGCTAAATATATTTTAAAAGCTTGCCAAGCAAAATCTACAGAATTTAAATCTTGAGTCCATGCATCTCCACTTCCTTCTTTTATAACTTTAGAATAATCAGAACCTTTTTTTGCAAATGCTTGTGCCCCTAAATTTCTTAAACCATGGAAAGGTTGTGGGTTATATTCTTGTATTTTGCCAATAGTATTTAAACTACCATCTGCTTTATATCCTAATGCAGATAATCCAACTTTTCTTAAACCTGTAGCGGTTTCCATTGGAACATACTCTGCTTGTCTTGATAATTCTTTTTTGTCTGTAAATAATGCCATATTATATTCTATTTGAAATTCTAAAATCAGTAGTTATACTTGATATTTGAGTTAACTTTAAATCAATATTATTAATTATTAATATTTCAGTTAATTGTTTTCCTCTTGTTCTATATAATTGATCTGTTGTTCTTAATGGTAATCTTAATACATTTTCTTTAAAAGCCTTTCTTGTATCTGCAGTTAATGATAACAAATTATATGTTGTATCTGTAATCATATGTATTTCTTCTAAAGTATTTACAAGGTTAAAGTTAGCGTTTCCTTTAAACGTATCAAAAACTTTTGCATACATTGCTTGGTCTGCTACAATTGGTTCAAGTATAGAATTATATTTTTGATTGTAATATTCTGTTACTCTTCCAATATTTAAAGCCCATAAATCATTAGTATGATTTTCAGAATATGCTAATGTAAAATTCTTAGCTGTTATAAAAATATTAGCACTATAAGAATGAAACCCAACAAATGCGTTTGATATTTCATTAAATGATAATGTTGAATAATATTTTTCTGTTATTTCTGCTTTATTAACCAATACAGTTGACCAATTATCATTTATATCATTTCTATAAAACTTAAAAGTTTCCGCTGGATTAATATTTACAATTCCTGTAAATGCAGCCCCATCTATTTGTTTAACTTGTAAAACACCTCCAATAGATATATTAGTTATATAAAAAACAAATAAATAATTATTACCATTAATAGAAGTATTTTTTGGAATTATTACATCTACTATAGCACTTGAAGGATTAATTTCTACTAAATCTAAATTATTTATAATAGTATATACATAATTATTAACTCTTGTTTCAGTTGAAACTACATAAAGACTATTTACATCACTAATTTTTAATTTTTTATCTCTTATAAATGACCAAATTGCAACATTATTTTGATAATCGAATACTCCACTAATTCCAAAACCATCAACAGGAGTATCTTGATTTTCAAAATTTCTTAATTCATTTTCTGACCATTGATGTAAACCTCTAACATCACTTAAAGATATATATCCATCTTGAGCAAAACGACAAATTTTTCTTTGATTTACTTCAATCCAGTATGCAGCTTTTCCAGAACTAAATAAACTCCATTGATGTTGATTTCCAAATTCAGTATTAATATAATCAATACCATCTAATTTTTCACCTATTCCAGTTGTAAGTGAGCCTTGATTAGCAGATTCAATTAAAGCTCTGTCAGAAGCTCTTAATCTACCAAATGCACTTTCTTGAAATGAATATATTTGATTGAAAATAAATATACTACTTGTTATTTCTCCATACTCACCATTTAAATCATCAAAATCATTTACTTGAAATATTCTCCAACTATCTATTTCATCTCCATAAAATTTACTTGGTGTATACCTCCATCTTACAGGAAAATGATCTACAGCATTAAATCTTAATGGTTTTGGAGCATACAGCATTACTGTTTCTTCATAAAATAATACTGAATTAATATCAAACTCTTCTCTTAATTCAGATTCAGCTGCATAATAAATTCCATCTGGCCATTCTGTTCCACCTACTTGTAATTCTTTTTGTGGTCTTAAACCTACATTACTAAATATTGGTTCTTGTTGAGATGGAGCATTTCTTAATGGATGATGTACTCTACTTTCTAATGGGTAAAGCTCTCCAATACCATATTCAAAAGGTGTATTATTCCAATTAAAAGGATCTCTCATTCTTGGATATAATCTTGCAAACCCCATATAATCTAATATACAATCACCACCCCAAATTTCTATACCATTGAATATATCTGTTGCTGGCATTCCCTGAGCATCAAATGTTGGATTATTAACAGGTTGAAAATGTCCTACACTAAAAAATACAGTTCGTTCTAAAGATGATCTTGATACTCCACCATAAGGATTATTATTTGGTCTTAAATAATTCATTATCCAACTACCCATATATGTATCAGACGCTAAATCTAAAGTAGGATTTTGAAAAAATGGATTCCAAGGTTTAGCAACCCCACTACCATCAAATGGTGTAAAATCACCATGTTTAATAAATACAGAATTTCCTTTCCCCCATGCTTTATGTTGTTTAAATTTTTCATAACCCATGTGAAAACCATTATCAAATTCAGTAGTATTATCTAAATCTAATCCTGGTTCATAATTATCAACAGAATCTCCTAATCCCATATTAATTAAAAAACTTACATTTGCTTCAACTCCATGGGCTGGATATGGATCGTTTATTGTTGCTGGTAAATCTGCATAACCTTGAGAATCATTTTTTGTTCTATATAATTTTCTTACACCTTCTCTACCTCTATCAGCACAACAACCACTATCATCTTCCCAAGTAAAATATTGATTTAAATAATCCCAACACCCTGAACCATCATCTTCATCTCCAACACAATCATGCCCTACTTGATAACAAGTACTTACTAATTTTATTCTATCAGCTGTTTGTACATTTGGTAATTGTCCATATCCAAAATCTAAATCAGTAGGATAAAAAACAGAAGTATTTGGTCTTAATTCATATTCACTTCCAGTAACTATACTAACAGCTGCGTTTAATTGCATATCTCCTACATTAGTAATAGTAGAAGGATTAGCACCGTTAGTTATATCATACCACCTATCATGACCATAAGGAGCTGGTCTTGTAGTATCATTTTCTTTCACACAAGGCATAACTAATCCTTGCATTAATATTTGAGGTTCGCATTTTGCCCTTACAATCATAAAGCCACTAATTTGACTTTTAACTGTAGATATATCAATACCACCTACTTTGATTCCCATTATTCTTAAATAAGATACAGCTGTATCACTACCACTTAAACCATTAATAGCATCATCATCAAAATAATCTCCAAAATTACATGTTGTCCAAGCTCTTTCTGCTAAAGTAACTACTGGAACAGCTACTGTAGATCCATCAGATTTTAATCTTGTTGCATTATAAGTATTACTATATTGCTCTGGTGTTTCTAAATCAAATAAATGATATACAAAACTTTGATAACCTAATAAATCAAAAAATACAATACCATAACGATATGTTTCTCCTCTAAAATATCCTTTATTTAAATGTGAAATTTGAGTTCCTTTATAATTAGAATATTCATCAATTACACTATAATCTTCATTACCTCCTGGTTGGTCGTGCAACATCATTGTAGAAGTACTATTTGCAACTACACTTTGTCTATGTATTGGTGGTTTTGAACCTACACCAATTACATCTCTTCCATCTTCAAATGATGCAATAGACCATTCATCTGATCTAATATTTTTAAAATAAGGAGTAACAGTTATATTTTCTAAAATAGCTTCTAAATCATTTAATTCAAATGAAGATTCAATAGTATTTCCTAAATAAAGACTTTCATCTTTTATATTAATTGTTTTTGCAGCTCTAATACCTTGAAAAAAAACTGGCAACTCATCTATTAAAATAGGTTCTCCATCCATTGTACTATCTACAAATGTCATTGTAGTACCATCTATAGGAGTAATTTCAAATATTGCAGCTTGTGTAGGTATTGAATCAGTTTCTAAATAAACATAACAAACCTCTATTTCATCATATCTTTGGTCAATTCCTTTAATTTCTATTTCAATAGCTTTACCAGTATCAATTCCACTTCCTTCCATTTCATATTCCCAAGGATTAGAAGCTGTAACTTGATCTGTTGTTAAAATAACTGGATTAGTTAATGGTTTCCAAGGAGTTCTATATCCTACATTTGTAACTAACCTATATGTGTATTGATAAGAACCTGATAATTTATTACCACCACCAGAAATAGTTTTATTGTATTTAATTAATCCCATATTAAAACTACTCTGTAAATTAATGTCGTGAGTAGAATTAGATAAAGGTGTATAAGCATTTAAATCATTTTCAGGTAATGTATTATCATAAGAAAAAGTATATGATCGTGGTTGATTACTATTATTTTTAACACCATCTACCCAATAAGCCCTAAGTAATTTATCTGTTTCATAAATAAAACGTGCTTCTATTTGATTTTTAACATTAAAATTTAACAACTCACCATTAGGGTCATTAATGTCATTAAACATTGTTCTGTATTGAGAAACACCATTTTCATTTATTATTAATAAACCGATTTCACTATAACCAGAAACTTCATCTGTAGAAAAAATTATTATTAAATTACTCTTACCTGTCCACCCTATAGGTTTATAATTACTTCCAGCTAAACCACTATCATTATCAGGTTTATAATTTATACTTAATTTATTACCTCTTTCAGTTTCCCACGCATATGTTCCATCTCTATTGTATAATAACCTACCATTTAATCCATATCTAAATGAAGAATTAGGTTGATTTAATTTATCAACATCCATACGCATACCATCTTGAAAGGTATTCATAGTTCTATTTTTGCCAGATTGAGCCATTAAAAGAAGTTTTTATTTCGTAATGGTAATACTTGAGCCCACATATTAGATAACTGTCTTAATTCAGTTTCTCCAGGCATTTCATCATCTCCACGCGCTTGACCACAAAGCCAAAACCATCTTGCTTGCATTTCTTTATATACATTTTGAGGTAATTTACCAGCGTAATAATCTCTTGCCTTATACATATACATTAAATAATGCGTAACTGCATCTTCATGTAATTCATTAATTAACGGCCACCCTTCTTCATCTAAATCTACTCCCCAATACGCAATTCCTACTTTAGTATCGTCTAATTGATTAAAATATAAATAACCATTTTCCATAGTAAATTTACTTGCAAATGAAGTAAATGCACCAGCTGTCCCCCAAAAATTAACTCCATTATCACCTGATGCACTACTACCAGTATTTAAATTGTTTAATTGTAATTCAGATAAATTATTAGATTGAAATTTTATTGTATTATTATCTCCTTGTTCAATGTTACAAGAAGAAGGTAATCTTCTGTTTTGCAAAACCTTAACCTCAATAGTTCCTCCTAAACTGTCAGTAAATGGTGTAATTTGCATTGTTGTTAAATTATCATTAGCAGTTAAATTTAAAACACCTCCAGAAGCTACAACAGAATATCCTAAATTAGATACAGCCATAAATTGAGATTCAAAAGCTAAAGCTATATCATTTAAAGTATCTCCACCAACTACAACATAAGAAAATGTATTTACTGAAATAGTTCCATTTCTATTAGCAGATACTGTTAAATTAATTATTTCTCCACCTATATATGTTCCAAAAAATTCTGTAGATAAAACATTAGGTGCTCCTGGATCAAATGGTTGATAGTTGCCGCTTACAAAATTACTGTTAGAATCAGCAACACCTGTTTCAGCTCCTTTATTCATAAGCCTAAAACTTTGTGTTGACATATCTAAAATATTAGCTCCTTTTTTTACAGCTATAAGTGTAATAAAATTATCTGGTAAACATGCTCTTCTTTCTTTTATATCTAATTCACATTCAAATCTTCTATAAGCTCCTTCACTTCCAATTTTCATTTCAGCATCTACAGCCCATCGAGCAAAATCATCTATAACATTATTAACATTTCTAATTCCTAAATTGCCAATAACATTACCTATTATTGTATGTATTGAAACTTTATTGTTACTCATTTTATTTTATTTTTTGTATGTAACTATTTGATGCATTTCTACCATATCTTAATAAACTATAATCTGGATAATCCATTTCATCTTCTATTACACCTTTAAATAATAATCTTTTCCATTTTGGAGAAACCTTTAATCTATAATGTCTATATTTTTTTGGACAATCCCAAAATACAAAATAAAAAAAACCATCCGTTTTATTGACATTTAATTCAATTTTTTTACGAATGATTTTACCATCAATCTTTTTAAAACTATATGTACTTGGATTATAACGCGTACACAACGTTTTTACTACTTTAAGCCAACCGAATTTATTTAGCAGAGGATAGGTATATCCTTTTATGATTTGTCTAAAGACAATGCTAAAATATGAGCGTATGATGTCACCATATAGTCTGTAACCTATATTTTTAACATTAGTGCGACCTTTGTTTAATTTAGATATATCTATATTTACATCTTCCTTTGACCTTAAATATATACCATATAATGTTAAAGCACCATCATTGTCCTTGCTCTTGATAGTTTTGTCTTCCATCGTTTAACTCGTCATTGACTGCATTAATTGCCATGTTTAATTCAGATTGTAATATGTTTTTAGTAATTGGCTCATACATACGCATTGGTATTGGATAAGGATCATCATCACTATAACATTTTTTATCACAACCAGGTGCAACATAGTTGAAAGCCTCTCTTGGGTCTTCAAACACACCTCTAATATTAATATACTTTAAATCAAGATTTTCATTTGTAGTGGTAACATATAATGTATTACCAATTAAATATGAACGATCAAATTTATTACCAAATCGTGTAGCTCTTTTAAATTTAGAAGTATCTGGATAATCTAAAGCAATAGGAGTTTGTTTGTCAATTAATCCGACAAATAATAAACCTCTATTGTTTGGTAAATCAACTAATTTAGGAATATCTACTTTATAAATATTACAACCCCATTTGACACATTCAGGGCAATCAGAATCAGCTTTATCAACTTCTTCTAAAGGAACAACACCTAAATCTTGTACTAATTGAGGGTCAATTAATTTACCAGCATTAGTAAACTCAAATATTAATTTAGCTCTGTAACCATTAATCCAGAACTTAACCATACTGATTTTGATGTTTTCATCATCTGCATCACTATTTCCAGCTCTACCAATGTTACGAATATTATAAGCAAATTCATTTAAAGTTGGCATACCAATTCTTTATAAAAGGGAGTAACACTAAGATTACTCCCTATAATTTATAACTATTCTTACTTTTTAAAGAGCGTCAATTAACGCTTTTAAAGCAGCAGCTCCAGTACCACCAGTAGCACTAAAGAAATAAATCTCAATTGATTTCTTTCCTTCCATATCAATGAATGGTTGTGCAACAGTTGGTCTGTATTCAAATCTGTACGTATCATACGTAGCAGAAAGAATATCTTCAGCTGGAATCCCTTTGTCTAATAAATCAGATGGTTGCCCTTCTGAAATAGTAGCTGCAGTAGCTACAGAAGTCAAAGTACCAGCAGCCGAATTAGTGTAAACTGTAACATTAAGTGAATCAGTATCATCACTTTTTAATGCTATAGTTACAGCCGGTGCAGCAACAGCTCCAGTATATGGAGTTTCACTTTGAAGTCCATCTGCTTTTATTTGGTTTCCAATTGATTCTGAAACACTATTTAAAGTGTCACCAGGTTGAACTGTGTAATAATAACTCTTTCTCCATAACTGACGAGATGTTGCACTGCTAACTACTGTTACAGTAATATCATCTCCAGCTACAAATACTCCACCAAATGTAATTACATTCTGAGCCGCTACACCAGTAGCAGCTGCAATAACTGCCATTGTTGGTGCTTGTCCAGAAAGTGAATTTGTTGGAACATTGAAAGAAGGTGTTATGTCTATCATGCCCGCTGTTAAAGTCGGAACATGAGCTTCAGCGTTAAACGCTATGTAGGATCTACCTATTTCCATTTTTATTTGTATTAACTATTAAACTTTATCTCCAAGTCATTGAACTACGCTTAGGTAACTTTCTATGAAATTTAACTAATCCAGATTTATCTTCTACTTTAACTTCTAACTTTTTAGCTTTAGGTTTTGATTTTTTAACAACCTTTTTAGCTATTGGTTTTGGTTTACTTTCTATAGAAACAACTTCTTTACCAACTATTAATTTTAGTAATTCAGCTTTTGAATGTTTTTTGACATTCTTAATTTCTATTGCAGAAGCAATCTTATGTAATTCTACTACTTTTTTTGTACTTAATTCTTCTATCTCATATGTTTTCTTTTTTGTCATAACTTATAATTTTTATTGACCTTGTTGCTGTATTTCATTCATTTGTACTTGATAATTTTGATCTTGAATTGTCATCATCATCTTTCTAACTGCAATATTTACTAACTCTTCATGTGTACTAACGGGTAGTTCACTATTTGTAGGAACAGTAATACTTACATCTACAGGTCTTTTTAAATAAAACATATTTACACTTGATGGAACATTAGTACTGTGCACCTCAAGGGTGTCATTACCAGCTCCATCATTATATTGTGTATATCCTATATTTTCATCAGTTGTTTTATTCCAAGGATCCCTTTCGGCACCAGCGAAATCATCTAACTGTATAGGATGAATTGGTTCTATTCGTGTACCTGTAGGAACACAGCTGTCGGTTATATATGCTTGTAAGCTTAACACATAAAGAAATTCACTAATCGATGTTAAATTAATTATATTAACTCCAGTATAAGTTACCTTTTTAACAAGAGGTAAAAGTTCTTCTCTTCGTTTTTCAATGGCTTCAAATTGCGTGTACCTTGTTTCCACAAATTCAATCTGAGCAAGATTAAGATAATTATCTTTTTCTGTCGGATTAAACCATGGAGCATCTGCTTTATCTAAAAGCAAATCAATTGTACTATGCATTTCGGCTATTGTCATTTCTTAGAGTTTACTTCTTTTCTTATTTGAGGTAATATGTCTTTATTCTCATTAAACCATTCAATAGCATACTCTAATGTTGTACCCATTTTCTGTTTTCCGTAAAAATATACACCATCTTTAACCATAAAAGTATTATTAGAAACTCCTTTTTGTAAAAGTTCTCTCAAACTTCTTTCAGGATTTTCCCATGCTTCTACAATTTTTTGCGCCCCAGTCTTACCCGTTGGGTCTGACTCTTCAGCTAACATATATATTTCACGCTTCAGAACATTATCAGAAGTTTTCTCACCAATTTTTATTCTCTTACCTACAAGTAAAACTCGAGCAAAATCTCTAAGTTTTTCTCCTGATAGTTTTCGAACTATGTAATTAGCTTCTGCTTCTAAATCTTTTTGATAAACATCTTCAGCTGCTTGTTTTTCAAGATTAATAGCTTCTAAAACTGGTGTTGGACCACCACAATATAATGGATGGTTTTTTACGTGATGATACTCTAATGCTTGATTAGAGTCTGTTAAATTATAGGTTCTATTTTTAGTAAAACGAGTTACTTTAGTATTACCATATTTATCTACAAAACGCATTAATTCACCTGTTTCAACATCTGTATAATCTCTAACTGTTATTGAACCTGTTCTTTTATGATCTTTTAATCTAATTTCAGCACTGCCAGTTGTTATACACAAACTTAGCATTTCTTGCACCTCATCAGTTTCTTTTACTTTTTCCATTACTTTCAGTTAATAATATTAATTTATGCAAAAATAAGTTGACCACAAGAAAGAGGATTTCTTACCACAATACCAGATTCTGAAAGAATCTCACATGTGAAAGCATCTCTTGAATTTGCAGCTCTCATTGAACCTTGATCAAATGGATCAACCATACCAGGAATATATTTAATAATCATAGAACGGTTAATACCTCCAGCTCCCTTAACTTTCTTCTCAATGTTAGAAACACCATTAGTTGTTCCCATATTTAAGAATACCATTCTGAAACTTTCTTTAGGATATCCAGTTGCTGGGTCAATATCATTGCCATGCAAGTTTGGATCATCAAATAGAGGATTATGAACAAGAGTCATTCTCTGACCGATAGCGTTATAACTTGTAAAGTTAACACCAATTTCCATATCCTTACCTATCAATGCATCATAGATTAAGTTACCACTTGGGTATACTAAATCTTTCATTGCTTCATGGAAAGCAACCATACCGGCAGTACCAGTAAATACCATCCAATGAGCATTTTTCTCACCAGTATTTAATTTCAATTGAGCTAAGAAATCCGTTAATCTTTTTTCAGTCAAAGGACCAGAATAAGTATCAACGTTAGCAGCATCAATTTGTCTTAAGATACCGTCACCTTTTACAAGTGGCTTACCATTTAAATCAAAAACTGAAGAGTTGTTGTTAGCATCCATTGTAGAAGTAGAATACCATGAGTCTAATTCAAGCTCATAAAGATATTCATCCATTGCAATCTCTTGATCAGCAAAGTACCACAATCTTTGTCCACCAGCTTCAATCCAAGTAACATCAGTAAGAGCTGAACCACTAATTGATTTAGCTTTTCTGTTGATACCTAAGTGATTGATATACCAATCTGGGTAAACATGATTTTCGTAACCTCTTTCAGAGCTTTCTGTAAATGCAGTACCAACTTTACCAACTGTAACACCAGCAAGTAATGCAGCAGCACTAACAGCTAAAGCAACGTCAGTAGTCATAAGCTTTAATTGGAAAGTATATCCACCTGCAGTTGCAGAAGGCTCTCCAACAACTACAGCTTGAGCTTTATCAGCAAATCTGATTACATCGTTAGGGTTTAAATAATTTTCTTCAAATTCTATTTCGAATTGAGTTAAACCAAGTCCGTTACCTACGTTAGTTCCAGTACAAGTTGAAGGTCTGTTAGTTCTACCTAAAATAGACCATCTAAATGCATTTTCACCAATAAGTTCTTCTTTAGCAAACCTTGAAGTTCCATCAACAAAATATGTTAATGAGTATTGTGGGTATTGACGAATTAAGTTTCGTGCGATTTCAGGGTACTTTAGTAAGTTTGTTACTAAAGCATTACTTTCAATCGTTTCCTTCCCATAAGTTCCACTATGAAATTTCATCTTTTCATTTTTATATTAATAATTATCGAATGTTTCTGTTTCTTAACCTCCAAACATAAAAGAATTAGGATTAAATTCATCTGATTTTCCAGTCGGATCTAATATTCTTGTAGTTCCAGGAATTTCAGGTCTTTGAATGTTATCCAAAATTTCCTTCTTGCCTTTTTGATATCCTTGGTTTTTCATTGCTTTTAAGATAGTATCTTTGTTTTTCCACAGCCATGCTGCTTCTGAAACATTTTGATTACTTTCTGTAACACTTTTTAAAAAAGATCCTGATGTTATGTATTCATAATGATCACCTCTCACTTTATTTAAACTATCAGAATCTTTAGCCATTTTAAAACCAAACATTGTTTCAGTTTTTTCTAAATGATTTTTTAATTCTACCATTGAATCATCACGCTCTTTTTGAAGCCTTGCTTCATTATCACGCTCACGATTTAATTCATTATGCTCTTCATTGCGTATTGCTTTGTTAAGCGTATTTCTAATTTTTTGCGCTTCAATATCCATAGTGCCATTAGCATCATAAATTTCTAAAGCTTCGTCTAATTTTTCTTCTTTAAAGCCTTGCATTTCTAAATCTTTCTTTACAAGCTCTTTATCTTCCATTGATACAAAATTTCTCAATTTTGTTATTTTATCAGACTTTACATTTTGAGTTTTATACTCAGTTAATTTTTCTTCTAAAGCTTTATATTCTGCAATCTTATTATCAAATTCTTCTTTTGAAGTTACTCCTTCAATTCCTGTATCTTCCCATTTAAAACTATTTTCAATAGTTGTAGGTTGTTCTTGAAGTTCTTCTTTTGTTTTATCAGTAACAATTTCTTTGTTGTCTTTTGCTTCTGTAGGATAATCCCAAACAAAATCATCAGAAGTATCATTTTTGACTGTATCTTCAGCTTCTTCTACTTCTGGCTTTTTAGCTACATCTGGACTATCAGCCATTGCAGATGCTTCAACAAATAAAGAAGCGTCAAAAGAATTATCTTCTTTTGTTTCTTTATTACTATCAACTGCTGACGTATCTTCATTATTTTCTATTGTAGGTGTTGAATTATCAACAACTACCTCTTCTTTTTCATTTACATTTTCTTCCATAATTAAAGTATTGTTTTAACAAATATACATTTATTCATTCTTTTTTACAACTTCAATTCTTTCTGTTACAGGCGCTTCTTGTGTTGGTGGAAGAATGTCTGGAACAGTTTCATCATTAGCAGCCCCAAGCATCATTTCATCTAAATTTTGATTTCTATTTGCTTGTTGCATGTCTTGCTCTTGTACAATATCACTATCGTGAATTTCTAATTTAGTTTGATTATTAAGTTGTGCAACTTGAATATCAGACTGTGCTTTAATTTGAGCAACATCTAATGGTACTTGAATTTTCTTAGCGTCTATTTCATTTTTAGCTTCTTGTGCTGCAAGCTCTCTTTCTTGTAACTCTACTTGTTGAGCTTTCATTTCTTTTAATGCACCTACTAATATATTTTCAACTTCAGTAGCACTATCACCACGAACAGCTTTAATTGCAGCTAACGGCTCTACAGCTCCAGTAGATGAATATCTTTCTAACAACTGTAACATCATTTGTTTTTCTTGAACTTCTTTACTACTATTTTTTATAAAGATTCCGTATTCATCTTTACTAATAGCTTTATCAATTTTAAAGGTTTGCATACCCATATCTCCAAAGATATTAGCCATACGACCTTCATTAGCCCAACACAAACGCATTTTGTTTGCCATGTCTTGTAAGACTTCTCCAACTATTTTATAATGTAATTCAAAAATTGGTGCTGTAATAGTAGTTGATTGTAATACATTACGTTCTGTTACTCCTACTAAATCTCCTGATTTTTGTATTCCACTTCTTGCAGCAGATATACCAGTAAGTTTATCAGCAGTTTCTTCTAACATCATTTTTAAATTAACTAATTGCTGAACTGAATTACTTAATGTAAAATCAATTTGTTGAAATTGATTAAATGTTGAAATCTGTTGACCTTCTTGTTTTGAATTAATTAATATTAATCCTGAGTTTTTAGCATGATACAACACATCTTCTAATGGTGTATTCTTAGGTTTTTGTGAAACATCATAAACAATAGATTTACCACCAGCTCTTGCCATACATAACTCAATGTGATACATAACCACATTATATAGTATTTGAATATTTTTAAGAGCATCAACAATAGATAATGTTCTACCATTTAAATTAGTTTTAATAACACCAAAGAAATCTAATTTAGCTTCAGCATAATTTTCTTCAAATCTATATTGATTAGGTTTTGGACCCCATTTGATTAATTTTTTATGTCCAACTTTAATAGCTTCCCAAACCTCAACCATAGGTCTTTTTACAATCTTCTCACCTTTCTTTTCTTTATAATTATCTGGAAGCATTTTATAATAAGGTACTTCTGGATCAAACTTATTAGGAGATTCTTTAAACTTCATCATTCTAATAGAACGCCATTGAACATCAACAACTCTAATTTTTAATGAAGAATCTTGTGTATATATATATGAACTAAATGGTACGTTATTATCAGCATACCAGGCAGATTCTTGATTTTGTAACTCTTCTATATAGTCAATATCTTTTTTAGTAAGCATATGCCCCCACCTATCAATAATTTCATTAATAGTAAAATATTTATCTACTCCAGCATATAATGAATCTTGTAATGTTTCTTTGTCAGAATCTGGATCGTATATAACTGTTCTTGGGTCTAACCTTGATGGTACTGGGTCTCCATTTTTTGTTTCTACTCTATAGAACTCTTTAGAAGTTACTCCCATATCAAAGAATCCTCTTTTAAAGATATTCTTTAAATCGTATTTTTGAATAAGATATTCTAAGCCTACATGAATTTGATCTTCAATTGCATCTCTAAATTTATATTCTTGAAATGCTTTAACATCTTCAGGAAGTTCCATTCCTAAATCTTCATCTTGAAACTCAACACCAGTAGCTTCTGAAATTTTAGCTCTTAAAGGTCTTAGGATAAATTCTGCTGCAACTTGAATTTTCTTTTCATTCTTACGTCTTATAGCACTTCTATTAACTACATAAGCTGTAAATGATAAAGGTTGAGATATTAATTCACCAACTAATAAATCAAGCTTAGGCATTATAATTGGATAATTTACTAAACGAGCTGGAGCTGTAATACCGTACATGTCGGTAACATACTCAAATTGTTTAATATCAAAATAACCTTCTGCTATTAGATAATTTTCGTGATCCTTTACTTTTTCATTCCGGTATCTATCTCCTGTGTCTTGATATCCTAAGATTGCATTTACACAGTCTAATACCCATTCTTCGTTTTTCTTATCAGCAGGAATATTTTGTCTTGGAAAATTTACACTATCGCTCATTCCTAATCAAAGTTATAATCAAAAGTAGGATTTTTTGACCTCTTTTGAAAGTTATTATTATTATTATTATTTACTGAAACTATTGTTCCATCATTTTTCCTTTTAAAATGTGGATAAAAATCTTTTACAGAATCTTCTTCTTCTTCTTTATTAACAATATGTCTTGTTGTGTCCATATCGTGTATTAAAGCTAATCCAAAAGCCATTACTCTATCTGTATTTCTTTTACCAAAAACTGCCATTTCTTCTAACAATCTCATAAAATAAATATCTTCATAATGTTTTTTAATATACTCATCAACTAATTCTACCAATAAAGATTTTTGGTAACTCTTCATATGAATACCATACTTATTAGAAACTTGACTATACGGTGAATCTGCAGAGCGTGGTCTTTCTTTTAAGTACCTGGTCATATTATGTTTAATAAAATACTTTAAAAAACCATCATCATTATATTCAACCAAAATTTGACATTGATAATAAACCGCTAATTTTAAACAGTTTTCATAAAATTCTTCTTTAGAATAAGGTCTATCTGTATACATAGCAACTGGCAATTCTCCAGGAATATCCATATTAATAAATCTACGATACACACACATACAACCATCTGATTCTTTATCACTTATAGAATTTTCTAATGAATCATCAACATGGTATGGATCAACAGCTGATACATGTACATTTTTAAAACTTTCTAAATTTTCATGTAATATTTCAAACTTACCATCAGAACTATATTCTACATCAATCTTAGAACCTAATATGTATTTTTCTTTACTATTTTTTTGCCAATGTAAATTTGCTTTTCTAACAATATTTAATTTTTTATTAGTAAGTATATTAGTTGTCTGTATATTAATTTTATCTAAATCAAAAGGAGTTGTGCCTACTTGAAGAAACATATGCTCTTCTTTAAGTGGCATTTCCTGTCTAAAAGCATAATACAAAGCTTTATCTCTTGCTTTCTTTTTTTCAGCAGCTCTATGTTCTATATGTTTAGTAGCTCCTTCAATATCACTAACCCCAGTTTTATAATGAAAAAATCCATGATATACTTTAGCAGCACTTATAAATATTTTTCTTAAATTATATTCTTCTGGATTATAATACATCTCCATAAAATCTTCACTCTCATTACTTATCTGATTTGAAGTTCCACCAATTATTGGTACACCAAATTGTAAAGAACCTTCTCTAAAACATTCTTCATTAGCATAATAAGCTTTCTTTAGTTTTTTAAATTCACCAGCTTCTTCAAGTACCCAATATGTCATTGTAGTTCCACGAAAAGCATCTGGCTTATCCATTACTCTAAAATGAATCATACTCTTCATTCCTTTTTCTACCCACTGACCTTCTTCTTTTTCTTTATAACCTGATTGTAATATTAATTCATTATTATGTAATGTTTGACTACGCATTTCAGTAGGTAATGCATAATATGACATCATCATTTTTTTTCGGAAATCTTGAACATAGTGTTCCATTTGAGCCCCTATACCATTTTCACTGTCTGGATATAAACTCCATTCTGCTAAAAGTATATTAGCATTCATAAATGAAAATCCTTTTCGTCTTGCTTTTCCTACTATAATACCATAACCACCTTCTTTAGCATTATGTATTTCAGTATAGTATTCGTGGTCTTGATCTCGATAGCTTGGCGGCATCATTCTCTTTCTGCCAGTTTTTTCATCGAAAGCATGTATCTTAGAAAAATTTAAATAGAAATAATATGGCCCTGGCATAAATGTACCACCATTAGGTTTCCACCCCTCTCTACATCTTCTTATTTGTTCGTTCCAATAGTTGCTATGGTCAATAGAACCCCTTCTTAATTTCTTAGAAGTTTTATCAAAAAGTACTGGTCTATATTTATCTCCACTAATCAACTTTCTTCTAATCTTAATTTATTTTCTAACATACTAAAGTTTTCACTACTTGTACCTTGAATTTTAGAGTCACTTTCTCTATCCTTTAAAATCAATGCTTTTATTCTATCTCGCGCTACAGCTGCCTTTTCCATTTTGATAGCTATGTCATTTAAATCTTCTAAGTTACTTTGTGTAGGAACCATTGCTCTATATACCTCAGTTATTAAATACATCTGCTCACTCATAGCATTATACTGGTCAACTAAAGGATCATATTGTAATTTTTTATATTCCTCTAATGCTTCCAATACTAATTCTTCATCACACAGCTTATTCTTGTAACTCTCAAAAACACTATAAGTTACAGTCCTTACCCTTTCTTTTTCTGGCAACCTACGATAAGGAGATTTATAATCTGACATAGAAACTATCCACCGAACCATATTACTTCCCATTCGCTTATGCTTATATACTTCCCACAGCTTAGGCATTAATGCAATTGAATTATCTTGCATAAATACATTACCCTCTCTATCAATCTCTATCAATTCGTTGTACATGAATATTGTTTTCTTTCTTATACTTTTCCCATTCCTCTTTTCCCATCATATCCGGAAACTTTTTTGTATCACAAGAATACATAGAATACATTTTGTTTGGCACTGTACACCCACATACTTCACACTTACCTTTAGGCAAACATGTATGCTTGCATACATTCATACGATAAAGTACTTGTTCTTTTTTATACCAATCTAACAATTGAAATTTATCGGCAAGCATTTTTAAATTGCCCTCAACGTATGAAACTATTTTTTCCACCATCCTCTATTACTCTTATATGCTGGAGTAACCTTATCCGATTTTTTATCTTTTTGTTGTTGTTTGATGTATGCATCAGTAGCTTCAGCTAATCTCATACCAAATGCTTTTTTATTTATATTCGATCCCATATTAATTTAATTTATGTTTAAAATTTAATTCTATTAATAAATTATGAACAGCAACTTCAGATTCTTTTACATGCCGCTCTTCTATATTTCTTTTCTCTAATTTAAGAAATTCATATATAGCATCAATCTTTTCTTCAGTTAATGCTTTTTGTTCATTAGGGCAATACACCCCATTTGTATTGTAACAATATGTTCCATCTACAAATAATGTGTAAGAATTTAATCTTACCACTTTAACATAATTAGTCATTCCATTTTAATTTTAAAAGGTTAAACACAATTAACTCAAGCAGATATGCCTGAGCTTCGTGATTGTCTGGCGTACACTTAATTCCTCTTTCGGCTAATATGTACCAACAGACATGTAATGATTCATGTACTATAACTGGTATGCTTTGTATTCTGAAAAATAAAATATGTATACCGTCAACGGTACAACTATAACCTTCTGTATCTTCTCTTATGTCAAATCTTGTCTTTGGAAATCTTGTCCTTAATGTCTCTTCATTATTAAATACTAATAACTTTGCTTTATAAATTGGTATTTCAATCGTTTGAATCATCTACATATCAAATTTATTAATTATTTTTAAAGTCTTACTTTAAACCTTACCAACGTTTTCAACATGGAATTAACAGACCCCAACAACCTTATCTCAACTAAAGCTTACCCCCCAGGCTATAAACCTAATGTAGTTATAGCTATAGTTACCCTAAAGTATTATAATAACAACAACAAGAAACAAGTGAACATATTTGTTCCAGACGTAACCACCCTTACCCTTGATGATGATTTTAGATTCCCCACCCCCTTCTTATATATGAATACCCTTAATAGACTATCTAAAAACCTAATCACTCATAAGAAAAATAAACTGTTCTTCTGGATTCACTCTATTGAAGTTATTAAAATAGTAGGATCTATCTCTTATAACATTGACTACTCTCTCAACTAAACACTATACACCCACACCATAAGTACCTTTTTTGTATTTGTCTGACAAGAGGCTGAGGACATACTTATTTCACTCCCCTATCGGGTCGTTCAATCTAACCACCCCCCCTATCCGGCACCACACTGACGTGTGTTCCATTTGAAACGTAAACGTTTCAGGTACTTTGTTGTAAATTGATATTGAATATCGTTCCTCAATCTGATATCAATCAACAACTACAGTCAATCTGAGCAGTAGCTGATGAGTGTCCTTACGTACGTAGGTAGCTATAATAAAGCTGTTAGGGTTATGTACATCAATTGCTTGTGCAAATGCGTAAGCGAAGTTATAAGAAATATCTAAGATAGTCAAGTTATTATGTTAAGTAGAGCAAGTAAGTTGTTAACATTACTATGGTGTTATCTGAATTTAAAATTTATAACTATGAAAAATATGTTAACAGACGCTGTAATAGCGGAATTGAATCATCTTCAAATGCATTTAGAATGTGCAGAAGATGCTCAAAAAGATTTAGAATTGGAAGGTTGTGAATGTACTGAGCCTGAGTTCTGTCCTGATGAAAATCAATGGGAACCAGCTCATATATGTTCAAGATGTCAAGAAGACCCAATTTGGAATGGTAAAGCTTCAGAGCTTTTAGTAAATCAAAAAGAAGATGATTTACCATTTTAGTAAGATTCAGATAGTACTTAGGTGCTATCTGATTTTAGATAAGTAATCCTTATCATAAAAATTATGTAAGTATAGCTACAGAAGATTATACTATATCATATTGCTATTGGTAAGCATATGATGAACGAAACCATTTTAATTCAGGGCACTTAATTGTGCCTTGAATTTAAAATTATAAACTTATGGAAAATTATGTAACAACATTTTTTAATCAGTACAAAAAAGCTTCTGATTGTAAATCTAATATCATTAATATATTATGGAAAGAGCATTCAGATATGCATCCATTTATGACTAATGACGATATCGTTCAGTTTATGAAAGATAAAGATTTAGCTAACATATTGGTATATCAATTTATTAACGCAATTGATAATATGGATATAGTTAGAAAATGGGCTGATAAAAATAGTCCAGACTTAGTACACATTATAACAAAATATGATGTAGGAATAGAAGTATTTGGAGCAATGCATAAAGAATTTAATATGTAATTGTAAATCGGGTAACACTTAGGTGTTACTCGAATTTAAAAATTATATATTATGAACTACAAAAATTATGATAGAATCAAGCAAAGCATTTCAGGATTAAATAATGATATTTTAATGGTAAATAAAACCATTAATAATATTGAATCATTAATTCAAATGGGTTGGTTAAATCCTTCTGAAATGACAAATAACCTTGATGATGAATTACAATCAATATTAAAAGATATTGATAAAAGTAGAGAAGAAGATAGAGAAAAGATTATTTCTTATGTATTTCTTAATCATCATTTATCTTTTGAAGAAGATAAAAAATGGTTAGGAATGAATGGAGATACTGAAATTTCAACATCTTATTCTTGTCCTCATTGCAATAACCATAGTTATAAAGATGAACATATTTGTGCTACAGATTTAGTTTCACCAGGAGATTGTGGAACTATGGATGGTGCATTATTTCTTGAGAAATTAAAATGTTCATCTTGCAATGAAGAATACATTATTCAAAATGGTGTTTAATTCCGTTCAGTAATTCTTATTTAATGTTACAGAGCAAGCTCTGGCGTTCAAGCTACGCTTGTCGGCTAAACGCCGAACACTTAACATTAAAACGAATAACTTCTCTACATTTCAACAAGTACTTAGGTGCTTGTTGAATTTATAAATTATAAACTATGGAAACGTATGACTTGAAAATTTACCCTCATTTGTTAATGGTAAGAGGTAATGATGATAAATTTATTGCTATGTATAATGCAGAAGAAGTTTACATTATTGTACTAAATATGTTAGATAAACATAAGATTAAATATGTAGATGAAAGCAATAATGAAGATTGTGTTCTACTAATCTTAGAACCTGATAATACAATGACAGAAGTTATTGTTAATAGAATATTATGCATATTTGATTGTGTAAGAAAAAGACAAAGAATTATTCTCGAATAATTTATTCGACCAGCACTTTAGTGTTGGTTGAATTTAAAAATTATATACTATGGAACAATGGAAAAAACTTGATAATGAAGTAGATGTTTTAATTAGACAAAAAACTGCTATCAAAAGATTGATAGACAGAAAAATGTTAGAAAAAGATTTACTTATTATGAAAGACGCATTTGAAATAGCAATAAATGTTCTTGAAAGTAATGATGATGAACTATCTGAATTAAGACTTCTTGAAATAAAAGATATTGCAAAAGAAAATGCAGACAAATTAATCAATCTCTATAAACAAAATGCTGAAATTGAAAAATCAGAAAGAGGTTATTAACATTAATTCAATCAATACTTTGGTGTTGGTTGAATTTAAAAATTAATATTATGAAAAATAATTGTCAAATAAGCCAAAGAATAATAGATGTTGCATTAAGCTCTACAATGAAAGTTAGTAAGAAACATATGG